ATTGGCAGCAGGTCTTGCAGCTTATGGAGCATCAAAAATGTTAGGTGGAAAAGAATCAGCTATGAAATACATGGGTGGCGCTAAAACAGGTGATGCAAACATAGCAGAGAACATGGCTATCTTTGATAGAGGTATGGATAAAATCGCTAGAGCAGGCGGTGTATCTAAACTGAACAAAGGTTCTAAAGGTGCGGTCACAGCTAAATGTAAAATGGGAAAAAACAAAGCAACTAAACTTTACTAATGGCAATTGAAAAAGATAATCCGATCAACGATGAAGTTGAGGTAGAAGAAGAAGTTACTGTAAACTTTGATGAAGGAGCAGAAGAAACTGCTGCACCTGAACAGGACTTTTACGCAAACCTTGCAGATGAAATTGATGAAAGAGCATTACAACAAATCGCTTCTGATTTAATTACAGATTATCAAAAAGACAGAGAATCTAGAAAAGATTGGGAAGATGGATATGTTAAAGGTCTAGATCTTCTTGGTTTCAAATACGTAGAACAAAACAAACCATTCAGAGGAGCGGCAGGTGTCACTCACCCAATGCTATCTGAAGCGGTGACTCAATTTCAAGCACAAGCTTACAAAGAATTACTACCATCAGATGGTCCAGTTAAAACTCAAATTGTTGGACTAAGAAATTCTAAAACAGAACAACAAGCAACAAGAGTTAAAGATTTCATGAACTACATGATTATGGAGAAGATGGAAGAATATACTCCTGAGTTTGATCAGATGTTATTCTATCTACCTCTTGCAGGTTCGACATTTAAAAAAGTTTATTACGATGCCATGATTGAAAGAGCGGTATCTAAATTTGTACCTGCTGAAGATTTAGTGGTTCCTTACTATGCAACAGATTTAAAAGATGCTCCAAGAATTACACACGTACTGAAACAATCAGAAAATGAATTATTAAAAAAGATGGCAGCAGGTTTCTACAGAGAAGTAGATCTGATGAAGCCACAAGAAAAAGATAATAAGATTCAAGATAAATACAATCAACTTGAAGGAGTTAAAAAAGTAGAATCAACTGATTACATTTACAATGTTTTAGAAATGCATGTTGATTTAGATTTATCAGATTACATTGCAGAGAATGAAGAAGATACTTTAGGTATTAAAATTCCTTACATCATCACAATTGAAGAATCTTCAAGACAAGTTTTAGCAATTAGAAGAAATTACAAAGAAGGTGATCCTAAATTTATTAAACAAGATTACTTTGTACACTTTAAATTTTTACCAGGGCTTGGATTTTATGGTTTTGGTTTAATTCACATGATCGGTGGCCTGTCACGAACAGCAACAGCTGCGTTAAGACAGTTACTTGATGCAGGTACATTATCAAATTTACCTGCTGGATTTAAATCAAGAGGCATGAAAGTCAGAGATGATGATCAACCCATACAACCTGGAGAGTTCAGAGATGTCGATGCCCCTGGTGGAAACATCAGAGATCAGTTCCAATTACTTCCATTTAAGGAACCATCACAAACTTTATTCCAATTATTAGGTTTTTGTGTCCAAGCAGGACAAAGATTTGCATCAATTGCTGACCAACAAGTCGGAGATGGCAATCAAAATGCTGCTGTAGGCACAACGATTGCTCTTTTAGAGCGTGGAAGCAGAGTAATGAGTGCAATTCACAAGCGTTGTTACTATGCAATGAGAACAGAATTTAAACTTTTAGCAAAAGTTATCTCAGATTACTTACCACCTGAGTATCCTTACGCAGTTTATAACGCTGAAAGACTCATTAAGGTGGTCGATTTTGATGACAGAGTGGATGTTATGCCTGTCGCAGACCCAAATATCTTCTCAATGTCACAAAGAGTGACGTTAGCACAGACCCAATTACAAATTGCACAGTCAAATCCACAGATTCACAACATGCATGAGGCGTATAGACGTGTATATGAGGCATTAGGGACTAAACAAATTCCAGATTTACTAAAACCAGAGCCTCAACCGATGCCAAAAGACCCTGCAATCGAGAATATGGAAGCTTTACAGATGCAAATTCCTCAAGCTTACCCAAATCAAGACCATGATGCTCATATTGCAGCCCATTCAGCGTTTATTAGGACTAGAATGGTGCAGATTAACCCTCCTGTGTACGCTTTATTGCAAGGACACATCTCTCAACACGTGTCTTTTAAAGCACAAAAGGAAGTTATGGCTATGATGCAACAAAATCCACAAGCACAACAGCTTATGCAACAGAATCCAGAAGCATTTCAACAACAATACGATGCAGAAGTAGCTAGAAGAATTGCACAAATCACTTCTGAACTTGCACAAGGCGAAATGATGGGTGATATGGCTCAAAAACAAGATCCTTTGATCATGTTAAAGCAAAGAGAACTAGATTTAAGGGCTATGGATATGCAAAGAAAATCTCAAGAAGCAGCTGAAAAGCTAGAGTTGAATGCAGATCAGTTTGATGAGAAAATAGACTTTGAGAGATTAAAATTAGAAACTCAAGACGAACAATCTGATGAAAGATTGAAAGTTGCGAGGGAAAAAATGGAGAAACAAAATGTCAAAGGGACTAGGAATTAAAAATAATTATAAAATGGTAGGTCCAAAACCTACAGTAGGCGGAAAACAATTAAAAACTGTTCCAATCAACCCACAATCAGGTGCAAGTAAGTTTGAAATGAAAATGAAAAAAGGTTTAGGTATTCCAGGATATTTAACTGGTGGTCAAACTAAAATTGATGCTAACAAAGATGGAAAAATTACTGGAGAAGATTTTAAAATTTTAAAAGCAAGAAAAAAAGGAATGAAAGTCGAAAAAGCTAATCTTGGATTACTAATGGCTGACAAAAAATTAGCTGGAGCAGGTTTACTTGGTCTAGGTATGTTAGCTAAAAAGAAGTTTTCTAAAGGCGGAGAAAACAAAATTAAAAAAGTTATGGGTGAGTTTAAAGATAAAAAATTAAAATCATCTTCAGGAAAGAAAGTAACTTCTAGAAAACAAGCAATCGCTATTGCACTTTCTGAAGCAAGAAAGAAGCAAAAAAGTGGAAAGAAAAAATCATAAAGTTTCTGGCAAAAGATCAGGGCCACCCCCTCTAAGTGGCCCAAACCCCCAAGGTTTAAGTTCTGGGGGATGTCCACATAGAGACAGTTCATCAAAAAACATGTATCCTGGTCATAACGGAGTTCAAGTTAAAGGATTTAAATTTACAGGAGTTAAGTAATGTGGTTACAAGGTTTACAACTAGCATTTAAAGCTGGTTCTCATATCTTTAAACAACGTCAACAAACTAAAATGTTGATGGCAGATGCACAAAGACTTCACGCAGAAAAAATGGCACGTGGAGAGGTAGATCTTCAACAAGTTGTACGCAGTGATCAACAGCAATCGTGGAAAGACGAATTTGTACTTTTACTCGTTTCGGCGCCCGTGCTATTACTTATTTGGTCGGTCTTTTCGGACGATCCAGATATAAAATCTAAAATAGATCTTTTCTTCGAATACTTTGGCAACATGCCTACCTGGTTCCAAATTTTATTTATTTCTGTCGTTGGTGCTGTATATGGTATAAAAGGTACTGAAATAATGAGGAGAAAATAATGATTAGTAAAATAAAACAAAAACTTTGTGAGATCGTTTGTAAGATATTTGGTATTACACAATGCTTGTGTAATCACGAATGTCAGTGTAAAAAGAAAAAATAATGGAAGAAATTGAAGGCTATTCTACCGTTAAAAAGGTAGTAGCCAAAAGAATAGAAACACTCACGAACACTCTAGTGCACTCCGTTGACAATTTAGAGCAACTTCACTATATTAGAGGTCAAATCAAATCCTTAGAGGATTTGCTTCAGGATCTTAAAGACCTGCAGTTGAAACAGGAGCGACTAAATGAAGGAGAACTCAGAGACTTCGAAAGAAGTACCTAAGCTAAGCGAAGGCTTATTAAACGCTTACAAATCAAAAGAAGAAGTTCAAACATTTTTAGATGCTAATGCAGTATCTGAAGACACATCCCTTTTAGATAAACTACCTTCTCCGACAGGATGGAGACTTTTGGTATTGCCATACGCAGGACCAAAGAAAACTAAAGGTGGACTTATTCTTACTGATACAACTAGCGAAACAATACAGATGACAACCGTGTGTGCATACGTATTGAAAGTTGGGGAACTAGCTTATAAAGACAAAGAAAAATTTCCAAATGGACCTTGGTGTAAAAAAGGGGATTGGGTAATCTTTGGAAGATACGCTGGTTCTAGATTTAAAATAGAAGGCGGAGAAGTCCGTATTCTAAACGATGACGAAATCATCGCTAGGATTAAAAACCCAGAGGATATTTTGCATCAATATTAACACACGCAAAAACAGGAGCTACAAATGTTAGAAGAAAACAAATCACCAGAGGTGGAATTAGACACTGATGGTATTAAAGAAGAATCTGTTGAAGTAGAAAATAAAACAGAGGAATCTAATGAACCTCAATTACCAAAAGAAGAAGTTGATTTAGGTTATACTGAACCTAAACCAGAAGGTATTGAGAAAATTTCAGTAGAAGAAAAATCTGAAGAGAAAGAAGAAGTTAAAGATGATTTAAGTTCTATTTCTGAGTCAGTTCAAAAAAGAATCAATAAACTAACTTACAAAGTTAGAGAATCTGAAAGAAGAGAAAAAGCTGCATTGGATTATGCAAAGTCTCTTAAAAAACAA